GATCCAATGACTTCGATTTTTTGGCTGACGCCGAAGGCCCTGCCGATGCTCCGCGCATTCCTCGTGGACGTCTGCGGCCTGCCGGGCACCGACGCCATTAAAGATGCCTTGCCCCAGACGGTCGGCTGCAACGTCCTGGTGTCCGTCAATCATCGCAAGTACACCAAGAACGGCCAGGAGCGCGTCGCCGTTCAAATCGACGGCTTTGCAAAAGCCTAACAATAGGATTGGCTGCAAGCGTTAGGGCCAGCGTCGTCGTGCTTGTTAGCGACATATGGTTTCGAAGCAGTGCTGTGGCACGACATCAGCATGTAGGGTTCGCGCCTACACCAATTAAATGCCCGAGAGGGCGCAGCCGGAAAGGGGTGGTGGGTTCCTCCGAAGTGTCCTGCCACCCCTTTTCCTTTTGAGATTTTAGCATGCCCGTACGAACACACGGCCAATCAAGAAATTACAGGACAAGAAAACCAGCAACACGAACTTATCGAGCTTGGTTGAATATGTTGCAACGCTGCACAAATCCAAATAACAACTGGTTTGCGGAATATGGTGGGCGTGGAATAACTGTTTGTGAACACTGGAAACAATTTGAGAACTTCTTTGAAGACATGGGCCCATGCCCACCAAATCTGACAATCGAGCGAAAAAATAATGAGAAGGGATACTCGAAGTCAAATTGCATATGGGCCGATTCTACAACACAAATGTTGAACAGACGTAAATTTTCAAATAATACATCTGGATTCAAAGGTGTTTGGCCATACAGAAACAAATTCCAGACGGTTGTATATTTTAGAAAAAGACGACATCATATTGGCACATTTGATACTGCTATTGAGGCTTTTAAGGCAAAACAGAAATGGTTGGCAGAGAACATCGCAAGATTGTAATTGTTGGAGAAGCTTTCGGGCGGCAAGAAGCAATCTATAACAGACCTTTTGTTGGCGCAGCGGGGGATCAATTAAATCAGCTTTTGGCTGATGCGGGTATTATAAATAAGACTATAGACCCATTTGCCGAACGAGATAGAGTTGTGTTTATTACAAACGTATTCAATTTTAGACCGCCCGCTGAAGACAATTCTATCCTTTCTATTTGTTGCGCCAGAAAAGACCTACCAAATAAAGGTGCAGGTTATAAACTACCCGCTTTAACTCAAGGAAAATACGTAAAACCAGAATTTTTAGGGGAACTTTCCAGACTTAGGAGCGAACTAGAAGAAGTCCGCCCTAATATAGTTGTAGCGGCTGGAAATACCGCCATGTGGGCCCTCACGCAGCAGGTGGGACTCGACAAATATCGTGGGGCCGTTGTCGAGTCCACCTTGGTCCCTGGCCTTAAGGTTATCCCCACTTTCCATCCCGCCTCGCTCTTCCGCGTGTGGAACCGCAGGCCCATTCTTATCGCCGACCTCATGAAGGCCCGCGAAGAGGCCGAGCGCCCAACAATCACCCGCCGTCACCGCCAATTATGGCTTGAGCCTTCGTTAGCCGACCTCGAAGAGTTCTGGATCAAGCACCTGCAAAACGCCGAGATAATTTCGGTGGACATTGAAAACCCCCGCGATATTATATCCTGCCTTGCATTCGCGCCGACGCCCGACCTTGCGCTGGTGGTTCCATTCGAGGACGATCGCAAGCCTGCCAATTCCTACTGGCCCACCCGCGCCGAGGAAGTTCTGGCATGGCGCTTCGTTCGCAAGGTCCTTGCGTCGCCCACCCCGAAACTTTTCCAGAATGGCATTTACGACACGGCCCATCTTCTGACGGCCAAATGTCCCGTACGCAATTTCGCTGAGGACACCATGCTTCTTCATCATGCCCTTCAACCTGAAGAGCGCAAGGGCCTTGGCCATCTCGGCTCACTTTACACGAACGAATCCGCCTGGAAAACTATGGGCAATGTTCGCGGCGACAAGACAATCAAGCGGGATGCATAAAGCGGTGGTGAGGGTGATCCGGTGAGAGCGCTTATTTGTGGCGGACGGAACTTTGGGCGACTACCCCAAAAGATAAACGAGCACGGCTGTTGGGTTGTCGATCGTGACTCACCCCATTGGGACTTGCGTTGGGCCGAATATATGTTTGGCAAATACGTTTTGCACGAACTTCTCTGCGACACGCCAACGGGCACCGAGGCGAACGACACTTGGATGCCGCCGCGTGACCTATTCATAATCCACGGCGGGGCAACCGGCGCAGATAAAATTGCCGACGAATGGTCCGTAGTGAATTGGGTTCCACAACAGGAATATCGTGCCGACTGGGAAAAGTGGGGCAAACGTGCTGGGCCCATTCGCAACCAAGTCATGCTCAATGTGGGAAAGCCCGATTTGGTAATTGCCTTCCCGGGCGGCGATGGTACGGCGAATATGGTACGAATTGCTCGCAATCGGGGCGTTTGCACCATTGAAGTCCCGTATCCCGATGACATTCGGCTGAGTCGCTGCTATGCTCGCAAGTGAGGGTCTGGGGTGCGACAATATGGGCAAGAGACGGGCGGGCAGTGAGGGGGCTAAGGTTCCTCACGATGGACCAATGGTCGCGACCTTCTGGAAGCACGGGCAGGCGATCCATTTCGCTTGCGAAGACGTCGCAGTGGCGATCAATCCCTTCTACGCCGAAATTATCATCTCCTGTCAGGGCGACCCCCAATCGCATATGTTCGTCATCAGCGACGATCCCGACATCGAGGCGAACATGACCACCAACGGCCAAAGCCATGCCTATGACGGCTTCCTCCTGCGCGACCATAACGGCCAAACAATCGAACGCATCACTATAACGGATTGCCGCAGTGTTCATTAACGACGAAGATTATTGGTGCGAGCCATGTGGCTACGCGGAAGAGGTTGAAATGACTTTCGAGACAACGATGAACTTTGGCGACCGGGTCATGGCTGACGGCGACAGGGCGCTGGTCGGCACGATTGTCGCGTTTAAGTACCTCTTCGCGGGGCACCCCCTCGTTGAAATTGCCTATTGGCATGATGGCGACATGAAGTATGCCCTCGTCGAAGAGTCCCGCCTAACTAAAGCTTGACACCCAAGGAACCACAATGACCATTACTTTCGCTGAACTGCAAACGGCAAACCTGTACAGACAACAGGAGTGGGACCCCATGAGTCGCATAGATATGTCCTATCGGGGAAATGAACTGGCCGGTGAAGTAGGCGAGGCGTGCAACGTCATAAAGAAGTTGGAGCGTGAGCGTCTCGGTATTCGAGGATCGCGAGCCGACGCAAATCAGTTGGCCGACGAACTTGCCGATGTCATAATCTGCTGCGATCTAATCGCTTCAGCCTCAGGCATAAATCTTGGGGAAGCCGTGCGCCAGAAGTTCAATGCGACCAGCGATAAAGTCGGCTTGATTACGCACCTATAACCACCCTCACCACCGCTTTATAGCGGATACGGAGAACCATGGCCTTCGATTATACCCGACCGGAATATCGGTACATCGAGACGTTTACCGGGAAGAAGTTCTTCTTTGACGAACCGTCCGACGATATGATCTGCATTGAGGACATTGCCCATTCGCTGGCAAATACCTGCCGGTATGGTGGCCACTGCCGCAAATTCTATTCGGTGGCGGAACACTCCATTCTGCTGTGCATGGCCTACGTTTGGGGCAATGTCGAGGCATATGCTCTGTTGATGCACGATGCCGCTGAGGCATATCTCACCGACCTTCCCCGGCCAATCAAGTATACCATGCCCGAGTTCCGATCCCTCGAAGCAAAGATTGAACGGGCAATTTCGCGCAAGTTCTCGCTGGAATATCCTCACCTGGAAATTGTCAAGTCGTGGGACGCCCGCGCCATTGTAGACGAACGGGCGCAGGCAATGTCAAATTCTGGACATGATTGGGACCTCAGCGACTTGCACCCTATCGGCCTAAATCTGCAATTCTGGACGCCGAAACAAGCTGAGGACATATTCCTTCAGCATTACCATCGGTTGTCCGGCGCGGTGAAGGCTGCATGAGACCCGGAGCGCAAATGCTGCACGATGCAGCAGCAATCATTGACGAGCGCGGAAAGTCCTACGGGCATCCACGTCCAAACCATGAGCGCATTGCCCGTTTTTTCCAGGCGTGCCTTGCGGATAAGTTACTGCCCAACGCCACAATTACCCCGGACGATGTTGTACGATGCATGATCGGCGTTAAGTTAGCGCGATTGATCGAGACCCCTGCCCATATGGACAGCATCCAAGACATTGCGGGTTATGCCGCCTGTCATCTTGAGATTACAACGTGCCCCTAATCATCGACAGCGCCGACGAAAAGACGATGGCTGCGCTGCGCGAACCGCTTATATTGCATTCATACAATTGTCTTGATGCCACGGTCACCGAAGAGGTCCGCCAAGAGATTGCGCCGCAGCTTTACCAAAAGCCCTGCCTGACACCACAGGGTGAGCGGCACTTCGAAGCGGAAGTTTACGAATTTAGCCGAGTGCTTCAAGCACCCGTCGCGGAAATGATGCGGACGGGTCTGCGCATTGACGACTATGCGCGGGGTGCCCTGATAGATCGGCTCGCTAAAGAGCGGGACCGCCTCAAGGGCTGGCTCATGCGCCTCTTGCGCGAGGGCCTTGAGTTGGATGACCCCGCTTACCTTGCCAATTTCAACATTAATAGCGTCGCCCCACCCTCGATAAACAAGCCGACTGGCGGCGACGTTCAACGGCTGTTCTACGACATCCTGCAAGTGCCCATCGTCTTGGGCGACACTGGCAAGCCGTCAGTAGATCGTGACGCCCTCGAAAAGCTGGCACGCTACCCCGCAGCAACACCCTTTTGTAATTTGCTCATTGCCCTCCGCGACATCAAGAAGACCCTTGAGGACCTCCGCTTTGAAATTGATGCAGACGGACGCATCCGCACTTCTCTGAGCATTGCCGGAACGACCACCGGACGCATGGCCTCGTATAAGGCGACGACGGGCACCGGGCGCAACCTGCAAAATGTCGATCCGTTACTGCGCCACATTTACTGCGCCGACAAAGGCAGGAAGTTTGCCTACATCGATCTTGAGCAGGCTGAGTCGCGGTTGGTCGGTGCGATCATCTGGTCGCTCTTTGGCGACGCAAAGTATCTTGATGCTACCGAGGATGCCGACCTTCACACCGCCATTGCCCGCATGGTCTGGCCAACAGAGGTTAAAACTCGTGACGATGCCGACAAGTCATTCTACCGCAACTTCTCCTATCGTTTTCTTTGCAAGCGTATCGGCCACGGGTCCAATTATGTTGGAACTCCGCGTACTATCTCCAAAGAAACTTCTGTGCCGTTTCGGCAAGTTGGAGATTTTCAGAGCGCCTACTTTACTGCTTTCCCAGGTATTCGACGGTGGCACGCTTGGGTAGCCGAGCAACTCGCGGCGCAGGGCTTCCTCGTGTCGTTGATGGGCCGCAAGCGCTGGTTCATGGGCCGCGCCGATGATGACGCAACAATCCGCGAAGCAGTCGCTTTCGACCCGCAATCTTCCATCGCCGATCTTCTCAATAGGGGCTTGCTTCGTCTCTGGTGGAAGAGTAAAACTGAACCCGAGCGGTATCCGATCCGGCTCCTTTTGCAAGTCCATGATGCCGTCCTTCTCGATTATCCCGAAGACACCGACGAAACTGTCCTTCTCCCCCTTCTAATAAATACAATAGTCACGCCAATTACGCTCCAACATAAAGAGCATCGGCGTCAACTTATAATTCCAGCAGCCGCGCAAATCGGCTTCAATTGGGGCGAGCCTGTATATGACAAAGCCGGAAACATTATCGGTAACAGAGACGGACTTACCGACTTCCGAGGCCGCGACACCCGTCGCCGAGAAAGCGACCCCGACCGATGCGCCATCCTGGATCGACCAATTTTTGAGTCACACGGATAATCTTCCGTCGCCTAAAGCGTTCCGCCTTTGGACGGCGATCGCCACGATAGGTGCCTCGGTTGAGCGTCGCTGTTACACCGAAATCCGGGGGATGTCCGCCTTATATCCGAATATGTTCGTTCTTCTTGTGGGGCAGCCGGGTGTAGGCAAGTCAGTAGCGCTTAATGCCGCCTCACACTTTCTGCGCATGACCGGGGAAGTCCATATTGCCCCAGCCACAATGACCAAAGCGGCAATGGTGGACACCCTGAAAGATTCGAAGAAGCGCATACACTCAGCAGCTACCGGCGACGTGGAGTATCACTCGCTGTTCATTCCCGCCACCGAATTTGGCAATCTCGTTCCGGCATACGACCTGCCAATGATTTCCGCACTTAATGACCTCTTCGATTGCCGAAGCGACTTCGTAGAGCGCACTCGTGGCGGAGGTGAAGTTCGCATAAACAATCCGCAGATTACCCTGTTAGGCGCAACGCAACCGGACTATTTGAGTGTAATTCTGCCTGAAGCAGCCTGGGGCATGGGCTTCACCTCCCGCATAGTCATGATCTACTCTGACGATAAATCGGCCCAGCGCCGATCATTATTCGCTTTTCGTAAAGCTCCAACGGCGGAACATGATCGCCTTACCGCTGAACTTACTGCCATCGCAAAGATGCGTGGAGAGTTCCGTTGGGACCCCGCCGCAGCACAGGCCCTAGATGAATGGCACATGGCCGGAGAATTACCCGTTCCCAACTCGCCGAGGCTCACCCATTATTGCACCCGGCGCACAATTCACATGGTCAAGTTGATGATGATTGCGGCGCTTGCGCGGCATTCTCTGGTCATTACCAGCGACGATTTCGAGACTGCCGTTGACTGGCTCTTCACCGCCGAAGAAACTATGCCTGAGATATTCCGGGCGATGGTGACCGGCGGCGACAGCGCCCTGTTGCAGGACACCGCCATATGGGTCCGCGAGCGCGAGGTCGCCACTAAGGGTCCCATTCCGCAGCACATGGTAATCGGCTTCCTCCGTAACCGCATGAAGGCCGGGGATGTCATGCGCGCCTTCGATCTGATGGTCGCCTCGCAGATGATCCGCCAGACCTCCATGGACGAGAAAGGCCAACCCGCCTTTACCGCCGATCCCGAGGTCACCAAATCCCGGCTTAGGCCACCGAAGGGCCCCGACCTGTTCCGCCCCTCACCACCGCCTTCAGCCGATCCTATAAAAGCCCGGTACATTCTCCGGGTCACAACCCCCGAAGACGATCAAGAGGACCTTTACGACCAGGAATTTTATGAGACCCACGCCTAAAATCGCGGCATATTGTCGCATTGCGCCCATCTGCGGCTTGGGCCATAGTCATAACGCGGTGGTGAGGGAAATCCGGGATGGCCTTGGTTGGTTGTCCCGGATTTTTCATTTAGGGATCAATGGGTTCTGGCACTCGGGCTTGGCGTCGAAGGCAGGCAATGAAGGCTAAGAAACAGCGCGTCCTTACCGGCCTCAAATGGGTCCAAGCGGCCACCCCGCCGCCATTTACCAACGGTCCCCGGCACCTAACCGGCTCGGCAGCCCGAGGCAAGGCTTACGAAAGCAAGGTAGCTGCGGCCCTCAAGTTGCAAGTGGAGGCGGGCGACCTCCCCGGCGAGCTTTATGTCGGCCCCTGGTTCAAATTTGAGGACGAGGCGGGGATCGGTCTGGCCCAGCCGGACGCCCTATTGGTGTTCCCGACGTTCATTGCCATTGTCGAGGCCAAACTTAAACAGACCATTGCAGCCCATCCACAATTGTCCCTGTACGGACAACTTGCCACCAAGCTTTTCGACTTGCCATGGCTGGGCGTTCAAGCCTTCCGCTACCCCTCGTTCAAGCGAAATAACCGTTGGATTGACGATCTTTCCATGGTAGAAGATGGACCCGGAGACACGCCCGGATCGATCTTTGAATGGCATTACCTAGGTCTGCCGTGAACGCCGCAGCGCTCAGGAGAGTCATGCAACCGAAAGAATTTCGCCGCTGGTTCGAACATGCTCGCGCGGGCGACATTATTGTCTATCACATTGGCGATCTCAGTTTTGACCGACTAGGCCACAGCCTCAGCGCCCGTCTCATAGACGAGATGGGTGCCACCGCTTACGACTTCTATAACACCGACGAGTGCCATCTAGTCCAGCGCCGTTTAGGTCATGGCGTATTTGAATATCGCGCCGTGCGTACCAACCCACGCAACTCAGCCATATTCGATCGTTGGCGCAAGCGGCCCATGAGCGCCTTCGAGATTCAGCCTATCCGGCAGGGGCGACGCCCCGCACTTGGATGGCCCATCTAATGGCCAAAGCACCCCGCCCAATACGTCACCTTGTAGTGCCCGACACTCAAATCCGTCCGGGCGTTCCGCAAGACCATTTAGATTGGATCGGTAAGGCCCTCGTAGAATACAAGCCCGATGTCATTGTGCATGTGGGTGACCATTGGGATATGGCATCGCTCAACGGCCACGAAGAGCCCGGGTCAGCACCCATGGAAGGTCGCCGCTTTGCTGATGACATTGCATCGGGCAATGCCGCCTTCGCCAGAATGTGCGTCCCAATGGAACGTGAGATAAAGCGACTGGCCCACGGGCACCGCTCCCGATGGAAACCCCGGAAGGTCTTTCTTATGGGCAACCACGAGAATCGGGCGGATCGTTGTGCCTCGAACAATCCCAAGTGGCTCGGCACCATCGGCAGCGACCAATGCGATACCCGCGATTGGGAACGGCACCGCTTCCTCGAAGTGGTCCACATCGACGGAGTTGCCTACTCTCATTATTTCCAATCGTCCCACAGCGACCGCCCCGTAGGCGGTGAGATAAGCAACCGCTTGAGCAAGATCGGCTGTTCCTTTGTGCAGGGCCACGAACAAGGCCGCCGCGAGGGCAACAAGATCATGGGCTCTGGCAAGACCCTCCACGGTCTCGTTTGCGGCTCGGCATATTTGCACGTCGAAGAATATCGCGGGGCTCAAGGACAGCGGCATTGGCGCGGGATCATCGCCCTCAATTCCGTCGAAGACGGTGAATATGACATAATGCCCATGTCGTTAAAGTATCTTTGCTGGAAATATACCGGCATGAGGTTATTCGATTACATGGTCAAACATTATCCCGGCGGCGACTGGGTCCACCTTAAATGAGTTGGCTTGAAGGGGCACTCCTTTTCGCGACGATCTTTTGTTACTTACTTGCACTCTTTGAAGGCGAACGCCGAGAATGGTCAACAGCAATCCTAGCGTATATTGCCGGTTCGCTGGCCCTGTTCGCCATTCTAATTATGAGAGGACTATCTAGTGGCATCCTTGGTGGTAATTGATTGTGCCTCTGGGCAATTGCTGCGCGTTGAAGTTGGTGGCACGACCTTTCGCAGGACTCATATTGCCACGCCCATTGGCGGACCTGATGTCCTTACCACCGAACTCGTCGAGAATTTCCGCTTGTACCCGCCCGGTGAGTTTGCCATTCAGCCTCCGCCCCAGCCGCCACTTCCCCCGGCGATCGCCGCTAAAGGCGGTGGTGAGGGTGGGCCAGGATGATCCATCTAACCCCGGACCTACTGGAAATTTCCTACGAGCGGCTTCGGCTGACGCTGCCATTCCGCCGCTGGAAACTGCCCCCCGCAGATGATGTCCTGTTCTCGGTGCTGACAACCAAGGACCGGCAGGGGGACTACTGCTTCGAAAATGGGAAGCATCACATTCGCGTTAGCCACAGCAGGCACATGACGCTCGCGCCGATGGACATGACGCTTGCCCACGAGATGTGTCATCTTCGTGCCCAGATGCAGGGCGAGCGGTCCGATCACGGGGCACTGTTCAACAAGGCCGCCGATCAAGTCTGCCGCCACCACGGCTACGACCGGGGCCAGTTTTAGGCTTGCAAATCGGCCAAGTCGGATTGCATGGCCTGCCAATCAAAGCCATCGACAGTCTTGTCGCCGTTAAGGAAATCGGCACTTAGATAGGCCAACCCTTCATCGTTGTAGGCGGTGACGAAGTCCGCGCCGATCGGCTGAAGTTGGCCCCAGGTGCAGCCGATGAATAGCCCATCACGGTGACCCATGATCGGGACATAATGCCCACCTTCAATGCGGGCACCGGGCTTTACCGTCCAAGGGAGGTGGTGGTCGAACTGCGGCTCGGCGCTCGACGGTAATTCAAAGCCGCAACCGACCGCCCCGAAGATGTACGCCGCAACAAGGAGCATGTCCAAGTTACCCGGCTCTAGCGCGGCATAGGCACCGATCCGATGCACATTGCCCTTCGAGTCGGCGACCCCGGTCTTCTGGCGGAACTTGGCGGCCAACTGCATGTCAGTGCCTTGGTCGCTGTCAGGGTTGCCCGGCGAGAAGCCGGTCGTTGCGCTGTAGGCGGCCAGCGCATTATTCGTGAGGAAGCCCACAGAGCGTCCCGCCGCAGCGTTCCACATCATATGCTCGTGGCAAGCTCCGGCCCAAACACAATCGCCATACTCGTCATTGCCCAGGAGGCCATAATCCTTGACCAGGGCACCATGGCCGAAGTCCGCTGGGGGCGTGGGCAGCCGCGACAAATTGACGTACTTTGCCAACTCAAGGCGAACAGCCCCCTGCCGCGCAGGTCTCTTCCCAAGCTTCATGCACCCCTCCGAAATACCGACCGCAGACGTTCAGGCACCAACTTGCGCACAAGCCATAAAATGGGCCCGGCGAAATTGATTACTGGAATGTTCACGCAATCGCGGGCATGTTCAGCCCAAGGCTCGCCACGATCTGCTGGACCACCGTGTTCGCCATAGTGATGGTCGCCTTGAGGCCCATCTGCAATGCCACCGACAAGAGCGCGGCGCTTACAGCGGCAAACTTGGACGGCCCCGAAATGGCTGCGCTGGCGATGCCAACGATCAAATTCAAGGCGATAGGTTTGACCGCCGTATAGAAGGCGGTGAAGTCCGCTTCGAGCGTCGGCTCAAAGTTCTTCCACCACTGGGCAGCCTTGGCTTCCTCGCCCTGGACCCAATTCAAGACGTCCGTCTCAATGGACTGAATGGTTGTTGCAAAAGACATTGGTAACTCCTCTAATGTCCAAAAAATTTGTGTAGACCTGTCAACAGGCTTATCACAATTCCAATGATCGCGCCAGCCACCGATGTGATCGCTATCAGCGCCTTTTTGCCCCCTGTTAATTGATTCAGGGTGGCTATCACAGTCTTAACATCGGCCCTGATCTCCTGGATGTTCGCCTGCATGGTGTCCACCTCCGTCTCGACGCGGGTGAGCCGCTCCCGATCGCTTTGCCCCGGCATGATAATCTGGACGGTGGCCTGCTGTTGCGGGGCATCGTTTGCTAGCGCCATTATAGGATCACCCTCACCACCGCTTTACCGCATATGGTCATTTTGGGGCCTGCACTGGGGCTAGCTGGTGAACCTCCACCGGCACCAAGACGGGTCTTGCGCCGGTAACATCCGTGTTAGGATCGGGCACGGTAACCTCAGCGAGGACATCCCGCACCAGCGCAATTAGCGTCGCCGTCGAGACCTTCGATTGATTGGCAATGGCCTGCCTGACGGCAATGCCGCCGAATCCGGCAAGAGCCCAAGTAGCCCATGACGGCGGCGTCCAACCGAAATATTCAGCGGCACCTACCGCAATGCTCAACGCGCAAGCAGCGTATGTCTTCCACCCCTGCGTCCACGAAAGGAACTTCATTTACTTGACCCCCTTATAAAACGCTTGGTTCCCCCAAACGCCGCAAAATGTAGCGCCATCGGTCCACAAAGGAGGCTCCGGTAGCAATTTAGAATAATACCACATACTACCAGTTGTAAAGTCGGGCTCGCTGCGCGCGGCATTGAAGGCGGCAAATAGTTCCAATAGCTTAGGGTCATCGTCTGCCAGCCGTGAGGCGGGAACTCTATTGAGATCGTTGCGGTTCCACCCGGAGAATTGATGCACCCCGTGATATTCCGATAGGCAAACCTCGAAGAAGGTCTTGCCCCAACGTCCGTCGGCAACCCGATTTATGAGGGTATGCGCCACGGCCTTTTGGCCTGGGAGGTCGCCGCCACGGATTTCCTGCCACATTGTGCGACATGCCGCTTGTTCATCGAAGGTCATTATCGTATCCGCCTCGCGCCGATCATGCCAAAGGCAGAGCAGGTGTTAGTAGCAAAAACGGCTGAGGCTATGAGATACACAGTGGTCGGTGAAGCTATACTTATTCGAGTAAAGCCCGAATTAAAATGTACAGTAGTTATTGCAAATACTGTAGCGCCGCCATAATATTGGTCTGCTCTGCGCCCAGGCGAACTGTCTGCTGTATTATTTACAAGTGATATACTACCTTCAAGAGTGGTGACAGTGGTGGCCGCATTGCCAAAAAATGCTATGTATGCACGAACATCCCAATCTCCTGCAGAGAGCGCAATCGACGTGACTGTTTTTGATATGTTAGTTGTAATAGCAATCGCTGAACCAGAATTTACTACAGACTCTATATATTCGCCATTACTGCCCGCTTGGGCATTGTCATTGGTAGTCGTTCCGACAATGCCCTTTACGCTGTTAGGTGTTAACGTACCTGTAACTGATTCATTCCCGGTAATGACTGCATTGCCAGTCACCGCTAAATTTCCACCCGCAGATAAATTCCCAGTAACCGAAAGATCGCCGGTAATTGTTCCGCCCCCAGTCCAAATCGCGACCAACGTCGAAAGTGCCTTTGACAGTGCCGCAAGCATCTGGTTGCGCTGTTGATCTACCGCCAACTGGCCCGTTGTCGGTGCGCCGCCCCCTGGTGTCGTTGCGTCCAAGCCTATGCCTGACATTATTCGCCCCCGAACCCGAAGATGTTATGGTATGTCTTTTTGAGCCCGCGCATGAGCGCCCGTTCCTTATTAGCCCACGCCTTCTTATCCGCTTGATAGTCTTTCATGGCATAGTGCTTCCTCAACGCAAATTCCTTTTGCGATGGATTGTTGATGCCGAGCCATGAAGCTATGATCTCGTCGCGATTCTTGCGGCCCTCAGCCAACTCTTCGCCTTGCTGCAAAGGAAATGGCCTAGACGCCGCAAAATATCCAAGCTGCCCTGGAATATTTTTCGGGTCGTTTGGATTGTAAATTCGCTTCCCTGTAAAGAAGTCCATGTTCGTTGCTGCTTCGGCAAGGGCTTCGCTGCCAGGAGCAGGGCCGATAAGTCCCGATACGCCCGTCATCAAATTCTTCAGGTCGTCGCCCGTGTCACCTTTCGGTGCACCACTCATCATTCCCTTGACCGCCGCCAGAACGGTTGTCGGGCCTGCCCTGCGAAGCGACGCATGCTTATTCCCGGTAAGCGCCTGCGCCACTTTGTCACCCGCCGGATACAGCACGCCAAAGAGAACGCCTAACGCGAGCAATTGCCCCGCCGCTTCCATCCGCTGACTTGGCGCGACGTCCTTACCGACAATGCGCCCAACCGTATTGGCATAAGCATGGATAAGCCCGTAGCGATACCTACCGAAAATGGTCAAGTTTGGATTGGCCATCAACTCGCTAAAGGCGGCTCCGCCACGCATCTTGTCGGGGTCCCAGGCTTCCGAGGGAATGCGGTAGTTGGGAATTTCATGTTCCGCTTCGGTGATCGCCGAACTGATGCCATGGCCCTTATCCATAAGATCGTAGACCCGTTGGAGCATGAACACGTCGTTGGCCCACCACAGACCCTTCGATGAAAGATTGCTCAACGCCTTATAGATATACGCCGGGCTTGTTCCTGCCTTGCCAGCAATTTCGCCCCAAGTCTGCGGTTGCTTGTTCATTTCGCCACCCATCAACTTAATCATCGTCTGATGGAAGTCCCTATTCATTGTCGGAGCGTACATCAACGAGTTGCCTTCGCGGAGCATCCGCTGATAACTCGGCGATAAGTTTGTGACGTCCTGCATCGCCCTAATGCCATTCTTTGCCGAGTTGTACCAAGTGTGCGGCAGGAAGTTGTCCCAGCCACGGCCAACGCCCCAATGCGTCGCCACGTTGAGCCCATGCCCGAACAGCGCCGATACCGGATTGACAAAGATGGCAGAGGTCAATCCATGATTCACTTTGGCCAAGACCTTGCCCAAATCCGTTTGCGGGCCAACCTCATAAAAGTTGTCCAGCATCCGCGCGATACGCGGTTCCATGAACCACCCACGCAATTGCGGCAGCGACGTGGTTTTCCACCCCGGCGGAATGACATCGTCATCCAACGGCGGCCCACCATTATCGCCAATGCCCCTTGTGCCATTGGGCGATTTTGCCAGCGAACTAAAGGTTGGGTCTTGTTTCAGTCCATCAAGATAGTTAATATTTCTTTCAACACGGCGTAACCGAAGAAGATTGTCAATGCTATTAGCGATAGCATTTTTATAGTAGCGAACATCGCTGCCCTCCTCAATTTCCTTGGTGGTCGCCTGCCGGATAATCGCTTGACGCCCGTTCTCGTCGGTGATCTTCTGTCCCGGCTTGTACTTTCCGTTTACCAGCGTTTGCTCGCCGTCCGGCCCAACCGCCATCCACATCTTGCGGCCCTTCAACGAAGAGGTCGTTTGGCCCAAGCCGCGCCCGCCACTGAACGGATTGGCCCCGGGCGGTCCCTCTTGTGGGTCGTACATTGACCCGTGATCCTTGGCGATCCTGTGGACATATCCGTCCATTCCAATTTGGACGCCCTTCGCCCTTAACCTGTTGTAAATCTCATTGGCCTCGGTGCGTATGGGCGTCACATACTTGTCCGCCATTGCTTGTTCTTCAGGCGTCATCGGCGCAGTCCCGGGCTGTTCGATGTTATGATAAATGCGCTCGTTCAATTCCGGGTCTTTCAACTCGGGCGGCAATCCATTTATGTACTGCAACGCCTCGGTGCGATCCGCTTCGTTCTCGCCGCGAACCTTAGTCAATTCATCTTCTTGGCCACGAATCCATTGGAACAGCGAGCCACTAGCGTCCTGTTTTGGCACGAACTCTTCGCCGCCACCCTCACCACCAATCGGCGGCTCACTCGGAGGCGCACCTTCATTGCCCAATTCCCCGGCAGGCCCAGGAATTTCCGGCGGCGGCGCAATATTGTTGGCAGCAGCTTGAGCGCCTTCCGCTTCCAGACGGCTGACCTCCGCAGCATGCTCGTTGGCAATCTGCGCCGGAGTCGTGCGGAAGCCTCCCTCTTCTGCCATTATATCGGATGCTAATCTATATGGTTCCATTATTACGCCACTACCATAGTCCACACGCGAACGCCCACGAGATTTATTTATCTCGTCCATCTTTTCTATTACACCAGGTTGATTTTTGGCTACCCAGCCAACAGCGGAGTCTCTATTCAAAAATTTACCATCAGGTGTTACGAAACCAGTCTCTCGTTCATATTGCCCAGGCTCAAGAGATTTTAATTCTTCTGGTGTATACAATTCTGCATGTATTTCATTCGGCTGCCCTTCAATTATTTCGCCGCTTGGTAGCTGTCTTGCAACTCGCAGGCGAGACGGTGGTGAGGGTGGACCCTGTTCTATGGGCGGGGCAGGTGTCGGAGCAGCTTCGGCGGGGGTGGGCTCAGGGCGAGGCGACGGGCGAATGGCGGGCAGGCCACTCTTGACGACATTCCCGTTCTCGTCGATGTCGGTGACATCCGCCTGCACCTTCGGCTTGCCCCTCGGCCCCGGCGCGATCGGCTTGGCTACTGGC